TCTGCCTTTCCCTCCCCGACGCGGTCGAAAATAGCCGAAGACAGTCCGTTTCAATCCAAACCGATAACGAATTAAACCGATGGCAACCACACGATCCAAACCCTTACGAGGGGCGGTTAAACCTAGGCTCCAATCAACACCGCTGAAGGGTGCCAATAAACTCCAAGATGTAAAAGACCTTTGTGAGATTATCAAGATGCCTCTATTGCCATGGCAGGAGCACGTTCTCAAGGACATGCTGACCGTGGACAAGTCGGGCAATTGGATTCGCAAAACAAACCTGTTATTAATTGCACGTCAAAATGGAAAGACTCATCTAGCTCGTATGCTTATCCTTGCCCACCTCTTAAAGTGGGATAGTAAGAACATTCTGATTATGTCCTCGAACCGAAGCATGGCTCTGGACACCTTTAGGCAAGTAGCTCAAGTATTGGAGAATAATGACCACCTCAAGGGATTCGTCAAACAGATCAGATATGCCAACGGCACAGAGTCTATTGAGATGCTGGACGGACGAAGGCTTGACGTTGTTGCGGCAACTAGAGATGGCTCTCGCGGTAGAACAGCAGACTTCCTCTTCATCGACGAGCTTCGAGAGATTAACGAAGAAGGATACAGAGCAGCTATTCCTACAACTAGAGCGCGTCCAAATTCTCAGACGCTTCTTACCTCTAATGCAGGAGACGCTTTCTCGGTAGTGCTTAATGGCATGAGAGAACGTGCCTTAGAGAACCCACCCAAGTCTTTTGGGTTTTATGAATACTCAGCACCTCAGCATTGCAAGATTACGGATCGCACCGGTTGGGCTCAAGCAAACCCTGCTCTTTCATGGACTATCTCAGAAGAGGCTTTAGAGGAAGCTGTGGCAACAAGCCCTATCGAAAATACGCGCACAGAATTATTGTGTCAATGGATTTCCAGTTTGATCAGCCCGTTCCCACCAAATTCCGTTGAGGATTGCTCTGACTCAACTCTTACGATGACAGCAGGGGCTTATACGGTTTTTGCCTTTGATAAAAGTCCGAGTTCTCGCGATGCAGCGCTTGTAGCCGGTCAGATATTGCCTGACGGCAGAATCGGTATAGGAGTTCTGCATACTTGGGAAAGCCTTGTATCGGTGGACGAGCTCATGATCGCCAAGGACATCAAGATGTATGCGGATCAATTTCGTCCTCGCCAAATTTTGCATGATAAATATGCCACTCAATCAATAGCAGACAGATTGACCAATGCCGGTCAGATTTGCGTTGATGTGTCAGGAGCTCAGTTCTATCAGGCTTGCAGCGACCTGCTAGATGCAACAGTTAACCAACGTTGGGTTCATAATGGTCAAGATTTACTCATCAGCCAATTTTCCAATGTTGCTGCAAAAAATAATGACTCAAGTTGGAGAATCGTCAAACGCCAGTCAGCCGGATCTGTGGCGATTCCAATTTCAGTAGCAATGGCAATTTCGACACTTATGAAACCACAACAGGTAGCGGCAATCTACAGCGAATGACCTACATGTAGTGTATAATTGCCTTCTATGGGTCTCTTTTCGCGTAAGCAAGTAATTGAAGCACAAGCCGCACCTCAGCTCATGTCTGATGCGTTCTACGGATATAACAATTACTACCCATCAACAGTCAGCCGCGCAACAGCACTTTCCGTACCTGCCATCAAAAGATGCAGAGACCTAATCTGCGGCACTATCGCATCAATCCCATTGGATTATGTTAAGAAGTCAACAGGGGAAAAGATTGCTCCACCTCGTTGGGTTGAACAGCCTTCTAAATCACAGCCACGCTTTGAGACTCTCTATTACACATTGGACAGTCTCCTCATGTTCGGCGTAAGTTACTGGAGAATTACAGAGACCTATCAAGAAGACGGTCGCATGGCTAATGCTGAATGGATTGGCAACGGTCGTGTTAGCTTTGAGACAGATCCTCTAAGCCATTACATCACCCAGTATTATGTTGATGGAATTCCTGTGCCAATGTCAGGACTTGGGTCACTTATTACTTTTCAGAAAGATGAAGGCATCCTTTCTGTAGGCGCTCGCACTATTCAGGCAGCAGTTGATGTACAAAAGGCAGCGGCTATCGCAGCATCTACCCCAATGGCTACAACAATTCTTAAGAACTCAGGAGCAGACCTTCCACCTAATGAAGTCTCTGGTCTTCTTGCTTCTTGGAAGGCAGCTCGCCGTAACGGATCAACTGCCTATCTCACCTCAACTTTAGATGCGCAGAATCTAGGTTTCTCTCCTAAAGAAATGCTCTACGCGGAAGCAATCCAGAACCTCGCCACGGAATGCGCCAGACTCTGCTCTGTAGATCCTTACTATGTCTCAGCATCACAGAACACAACAATGACTTATGCAAACGTTCAAGATGAGCGCAAGCAAATGGTTGCATTTACTCTTCAGCCTTATGTCTCAGCCATCGAGTCACGCCTCTCAATGAACGACGTCTCCACCGATGGACATTTTGTAAAATTTAGCTTAGACGACAGCTTCTTAAGAACTGAGCCTATGGAACGCCTTCTTGTACTTGAGAAGATGCTTGCACTAGGTCTTATTACAACTGAACAGGCAATGGAAATGGAAGACCTCTCACCTAACGGGAACGGTAACTAATGGAAACTTTGTACATCGAAGCATCATCAATTGAATGCTCAGAAGAGCGTCGCGAAATCTCAGGTCTTATTGTGCCAATGGGTACAGGCGAGGTTGGTTATACAAATCTCGGCGGTGCAGTCTTCGAGAAAGGCTCCATTGACATTTCAGATATTTCTAAAGTTCGTCTTCTGTCACAACATAACATGAAGAAGCCTGTGGGAAGAATGATCTCAGCTGAGTATCGCGAAGGTCAGGGAATTTACGCTACCTTCAAACTAAGTCGCTCAACCGGCGGTAGCGATGCTCTTATCCAAGCACAGGAAGGATTGGTTTCAGGGCTGTCAATCGGCGCGGAAATCATTTCTTCAAAGCCATCACGTGACGGTCACATGGTTGTTTCATCAGCTAAGTTAAAGGAAGTAAGCCTTGTGACAGAACCAGCATTTAAGTCAGCGCAAGTTTTATCAATCGCTGCATCAGAAGAAACAGAAGCCGCAACATCAGCAATCGATGTGGCAATTACACAGTTGCAGAGCGCTCCAGAAGAGACAGCAACAATAGAAGTTTTGCTTGATTCAGTTAAGCAAATCATAGACAACATACCAACAACAGAAAGCGAGACAGTCGTGGAAGACACAACAGTCGAAGCAACACCGGTAGAAGCTGCGGCTGTAGAAGCTGCTCGCCCTACAGTTACAGCAATGGCTTACACAAAGCCACGTATTGACACAAACCCAGCAGTTTTCCTAGAAAACTCAATCCGCGCACAGCTAGGTGATGAGTCAGCTCGTCAGTACCTTGCAGCAGCGTCAGATACAACAACAACTGAAGTTGCTGGTCTTGTACCAACACGTCAGCTCACAGAAATCATCAACAACAAGTCAACAGCAGGTCGTCCGTCAATCGATGCGATCTCAACAGGTACACTTCCTGACGCTGGCTTCAAGTTCCAGATCCCACGCGTTAAGACTGTTCCAACTGTCGCAGAGACAGCAGAAACAGCGGCGTTTTCAGATACACAGGTTGAGATTGAATACCTAGACGTTGACGTCAAGAAGTATGCAGGAATGCAACTATTTGACGTAGAAGTTCTAGACCGCACTTCTCCTGCATTCTTCGCAGAGCTTCAGTCACTTATGGCAGATGCTTATGCAAAGTCAACAAACGTTGCAGTTCGCACAGCAATTCAGGCTGGCGCAACAGCAGACTCAACAACAATCACACTTCCTTGGGATGGCGCAGAAATGGCTGGCTTCATTGCTCGCGCTTCTGACTCTATCTACACAAACACACTTCGCTTTGCAACAGGCGTAATCGTTTCTCCTACACAATGGGCGAACATCATGGGAATGGTTGATTCATCAAACCGTCCTCTCTTCATTGCTGCACAGCCACAAAACGCAGCAGGTAACGTTTCACAGTCACTCCGCGGATCACTCCTAGGACTCGACTTGTACGTTGATTACTCACTCACAGGTGCAGCAGACGGTTCAATCGTTGTTGTTAACCGCGAATCATTCACATGGTTCGAGTCAAGCCGCCTTCAGCTTCGTGCTGACAAGGTTGGCACAGGTCAGGTTGAAGTTGGATACTACGGTTACGGTGCAATCGCAACTAAGGTTCCTTCAGCTGGCGGCGCGTTCAAGTTCAACCTCGCGTAATCAAGTAACACCCTAAGTCGCTTGAGGGGGCTGCCAGAGCCCTTGCAGCTCCCTCAAGTCTTTAGAAAGGATAACAATGTCAATCACAACTGTTGCAGAACTTCGCACAGCTCTAGGCGTAGGAACTCTCTACGCTGATGCTGTATTGCAGTCTGTCTGCGATGCTGCTGATGATGTCTTGTTGCCTTTTCTATGGACTAACACGACTCCAACAATTGCTCACAGCAACGTTGGTACAGTAGGAACTCTTTACTTTAATGACTACGTTCAAGATGTATTCTATGTAGGTCAGTCAGTTGCAATCACGAAGTCAGGCACTAAGTTCAGCGGCACTAAGACAATCACCGGAGTTGGTGAGAAAAGCATAACTGTCACAACAACTCACACCAGCGACAACCAGTATCACCCAATCAATCCTTACGGACAGGTTGCTGCGGATACTTATGTCGATTACACAACTGTGCCAGCCATTCAAGAAGCCAGCCTCATGATCTGCGTATCAATCTGGACTTCTCGTCAGACTAACTCAGGCACAGGCATGAATCCTGACGGCTCAATGGGCAACCTTTACGCAATGTCTTCTCAACTTATCTCACGCGTTCGCGGCTTGCTTGCACCTTATCTAGACCCTCGTTCTATGGTGGGCTAATGACAGCCATCACCACACTCAGAACTAGCATTGCGAGCGCCTTAGCGGATAACAGCAAGTATTCAGTATTCGCTTTCCCACCAGCTACACCTATTGCTAACAGCGTTATTGTGACTCCTGCTGATCCTTACATTGTTCCAACTAATAATGACTACACATCAGTTGCACCAATGGCTATGTTTCGTTTGCAAATCCTAGTACCCCTCTTGGATAACGAAGGAAACCTTAGCGGCATGGAAGCAGACGTTGTAAGAGTCTTTCAGCTTCTCGAAGCATCAAGCATTGTATTCAATGTAGGAAGCGTGAGCGCGCCTAGCGTTCTTTCAATCGCTTCTGGAGATTTACTGACTTGCGACATTGCAATCAGTACCCTAACGGAATGGAGTTAAATCATGACCGATTTAGCACAATGGGAAAAAGAGAACAAAGAGTTCCTGATTAAAATCGGTCAGGCAACTCCAGCAGCAAAGCCAACAACTAAGAAAGATGAGGAATAAGCCGTGGCAGTATATCTAGCAAATACCGGAGTTCTTACTGTAAATGCGGTAGATCTCTCAAGTTTAGTGAGCAGCGTCACAATTAACAGAGCCTTCGACGAGCTCGAAATCACCAGTCTTGGAGATCAGGGGCATCGTTTCGTAAAAGGGCTAGAAAGCTCAAGCGTTTCTATTGACTTTTTCAATGACTCAGCTTCAGCAAAGACACTTCAGACATTGCAGACAAACTGGGGCAACAATGTCACAGTTACATTCAAGCAGACATCAGATGCAGTATCAGCAACAAACCCTCTTTACACAATGACTTGCCTTATCAACAACACAACACCTGTAAATGGTGCAGTTGGAGACCTATCAACTCAGAGCGTAACTTGGAACGTTTCAGGTACAATCGCAGTAACAACTTCCTAATAACAAACTAAGGGGCTAAAAATGGCAAAGTTAAAAGTAACAAGGGCAGACGGACAGGTTCAGGACTACGAGATAACTCCGGTTATTGAGTACGCTTTTGAGCAGCATTTCAAGAAAGGCTTCCACAAGAGCCTTATTGAAGATCAGATGCAAAGTTCGGTTTACTGGCTTTGTTGGGAAGCAATTCGTCGTTCAGGTGAAACGGTAAAGCCTTTCGGGGAAGAGTTCATTTCAACATTAAAAAATGTTGAGGTGCTTGAATCTGACCCTTTAGTCTAAGGCTGGATAGGAACTCCATCACCTATCTCGCGGCTCGATTGAGCTACGAGTTCGGAGTTCCCTTCCAATCTATCGTTGAGCTTTCACCGGTAGCGTTTAAGGCACATATAGAAGTTCTCAAGGATCTAGCGAAGGAGCGCAGCGATGGCAGTAAAGGTCGAAATACGCGGCAACGCTGACCTTCGCAAAGCCATGCGTCGCTTTACTCCTGACCTTGAGAAAGCCTTAAAGAAAGAGATCGGCAACGCCCTACGCCCTGTCGTGAGACAAGCAAAGGGCTTTGTTCCTTCTCAGTCACCAATGTCAGGTTGGGCTGGTCGTTCATTTAGCGAGGGCAAGTTCCCTACTTATAACGCTGCAACAATTATCGCCGGCATTACCTACAAAAGCACTCCAAGCAAGATTAACGAAAACGGCTTTAGCTCTATGGCTAGTATTCAGAACCGCAGCCGTGTTGGTGCTATCTATGAAAGCGCCGGTCGTAACGGTGCGCAAGGTCAACCTTGGGTTGGTCCTAAAGCCGGAAGCAACAGCAACAAGGTAAGCAAGTCCAGCAACCCTAAAGCCGGTGAACAGTTTATTAAGAACCTAGGACCATTGACTTCTAGCCTTAAAGGTCGCGGTCGCCTCATCTATCGCGCTTGGGCTGAAAACCGTGGACTAGCAGAAGGCGCAACTATGAAGGCAATCGATCAAGCTCTTATCCAATTTAGAGCAGAGGCAGCCAAGGGCGCACTAGGAAAGGCTGCATAATGGCATATAAAGAAGAGATCCTAATTGGCTCTAAAGCCGATACAAGAGGATTCAAGAAGGCAGAAACAGCTGCCGCTAAATTAACAAAGCAAGTTAAAAGTCTAGGAGCTGCGCTAGGCATAAGCCTTGGTACAGCAGCGGTGGTGGCTTTTGGTAAGGCTTCTGTTAAGGCTTTCCAAGATGCAGAGAAGTCTAATGCGCAGCTTGCGAACTCAGTCAAAAACCTTGGTCTTGCTTTTGCTCAAACAAACATAACAAGTTACCTAGACAAAATTTCAGCTTCTTCTGGTATTGCTGGAGAAACCCTCAATGAGTCTTTCCAGACACTTCTCACCTCAACCGGCTCATTCCTTAAGAGCCAAGAGCTTCTCAACCTTGCTCTAGATGTCTCAGCCGGCTCTGGTAAAAGCCTTGTAAGCGTTGCTAACGACCTAGGACAGGCTTATGTAGGAAACACTAAGGGTCTTAGAAAATACAACCTAGGCTTGACTCAAGGGCAGTTAAAGTCTGCCAAGTTTGCAGAATTACAGGCAAAGCTCAACAAACAATTTAGCGGATCTAATCAAGCTTTTCTTGATACCTACGCAGGAAAAATTCAAGTTCTTACTGAGGCGGCAGGTAACGCTCAAGAGATTATTGGTAAAGGCTTAGTTGACGCTTTGGTTCTTGCCGGCGGTAAAGACGGAGATATTGAAAGCGTTGGCGATGCCATGGCTGGTCTAGCTGAGTATTCAGCAGATGCGGTTCGAGGCGTAGGCGCTCTTGCAGGAATAATCTCAAACATCGACATGAAACTATCAGGTGGATTCTTAGGCAAGATTCTATCTGCTAACTTCCAGCTTGGCTGGATTGGTCAACTTGCTAAACTTGGCAATCAAGCGCAAGAGCGTCCAAGAGCTGGTCGCCGCTTCATGGGTGGCGCACAAGCTAATCTTTACGATGCAGATGCAGCAGCAGAGAAGAAGGACGACGAGCCTA